TTAGTCCTGCACCTGACTCTACTTACACAGCTAGATTAGTTTTTTATAAAGCCTTTGATAGTATTGATGCTACAACTACAACTAATACTATTCTTACAAAGTTTCCTGATATATATTTATATGGTGCGTTATACTATGCATCAACATTCATAAGAGGTATGGATCAAGGTACTGTTGTACAATTTAAAACTCAATATGAAGCTGCTATTAAACAAGCAGAAGATGCAGATGACTTAGATAAATACAATGGATCACCTTTAATTCAAAGATCAGGTATCAATATTAACAACTTAGATAACGTAAAATAATGCAATTACCTTTTGGAGAATGGCTACCAGACCTACCAGATCATGTTAATCCTGGTGCTACTCAAGCTAGAAATGTATTCCCTGCTACTAATAGTTATAGACCATTTCAAAATATAGCTGCTACTACAAGTAATGGAACTACAGCTAGATGCCAAGGTGGTAAAGCATTTAAGTCTGATGGTGGTGTAGTATCTATCTTTGCTGGTGATGCTACCAAGTTATATAAAATAACTAACAATGCTTTTGTAGATGAAAGTGGCGGTACTACCTTTAGTTTTCCTGCAGAATCATATTGGGATTTTGTAAGGTTTGGTGAAGTAGTTGTTGCGTTTAATGGTGATGATGCACCGCAAGCATGGACACTAGATAGCTCAACTGACTTTGCTGCATTAGCTGGATCACCTCCTGTATTTAGACATGCTGCTGTTGTTGGTAATTTTATTGTAACAGGATTTCAACCTACCTTACAAAATAAAGTACAATGGTCTAGCTTTAATAGTCCTACTGCATGGACAGTTGGAGTTAACCAATCTGATTCAGAAACAATGCCAGAAGGTGGAGTTATTACTGGTATTACTGGTGGACAATATGGATTGATATTTCAAGAAGATCGTATTACTAGAATGGATTATCGTGGTGGTAATGTTGTATTTTCTTTTAGAAGAATAGAAGATAATAGAGGAGCTGTACAAGGTAAAAATATTATACAAGTAGGTAATCTTGTTTACTTCTTAGCTGAAGATGGATTTTATGTTACTGATGGTAATGCTTCTAAACCTATAGGTGCAAATAAAGTAGATAGATTTTTTTATAATGATCTAAAATTTACATTAAGAGAACGTGTTAGAGCCTCATATGATCATGAAAACAAATTAGTTATGTGGTCTTATCCTTCTGCTACTGGTAACAATTCTGGTATACATAATGATAAAATATTAATCTATCACTTAGCTAGTCAAAGATGGTCTATTGTAGAATTAGAACATGAAGTTATTATTGATTACCTTTCTCCTGGATTTACTTTAGAAGAACTAGATGACTATCCTACATCAGGTACAGATGATTTAGATGCTATAACAGTATCACTTGATAGTGCTGTATTTATTGGTGGCTTAAGAACATTAGGTGCTGTAGATACAAATCATAAACTAGGATCATTTGGTGGAGATGCATTAGAAGCAGAGATAGGTACAGCAGAACAAGAGTTTGCAAAGAACAGTAGATCATTAGTTACTAATGTAAGACCTATAATAGATACAAGTTCTGCTACAGGTACATTAAGTTTTAGAAATAGAGTTGCTGATACTATTTCTACTACAGCTTCTTCAAGTATGCATGTTACAGGTACAATGCCTTTTCATAAGTCAGCAAGATATTTTAAATTTAACTTAACTATACCTGCAGCTACCACGTGGTCAGATGCACAAGGTATAGATATAGAAGCAATACAAGAAGGATATAGATAATGGGTATAGAATTTGATGATTTATTAGCAAGATATAGAAATGCTAGTTATGGTAAACTTAGCTCACTAAATCCTTCTAAAGTAAGAAATACATTAATGGATCAAGAAGGTTTATTAGGTGTACAAAGAATACCTGGAACTGAACCTTTTATACAGAACATACCAACTAATGAACAAAAAACTGTAATGACACCAACTGGTGAAGTTAAATTGAATGATTTTTCTACTGATCAATATGGTAATCCAATATTTAGAATTCCTGGACAATTAAGCGAAGATGGTACTACTAGTACTGGAGGAGCTGCTAGTTATGATTCTAGTATTGATTATGGTGATCCTGGATATGCAAAAGATTTTGGTGGTACTAATTTTGATGGAACAACAGATCCTGTAACTGGTACAACTTCTTTATTAGATACAAGTGAAAGAGGTGGTGGTGAAGGTCGTGATAGAACTGGACCAGGAGTATCTACAGAAGTTATAGGTGGTAGAACATTTAGATTTGATGATGAAGGAAATGTTACACAATTAGATCCTGAGTCATTAGATGCTAAATTTGCTAAATTTATGAACAAAATACTTGGTTATAATGCAATAAGTCTTACAAAGGGCTTATTAGGTTTAGATGAAGCTGATGATCCAAATGATGTTTATTCTAGAATTAAAGAAAAATATGGAGAAGAAACAGCATTAGATTTTTCTTTGCAAAATGCAAAAGCTATTAACAAAGAAATGAATACTAATGCAGATGCTAGACGAGCTAAAATAGAAGCTGACTTTAGAGAAACAGCAACTGATGCAGAAAAAGATAGATTAGATATGACTGATAAAGAACGTGGTATTACAACTAGAGAATCAACAGGTATAGATAGAACTCCAGGTGATGCAGGTACAGCAGGAGATGCAGCAGGTTTTAGCGGTGGTGCTAATCCTTCTGGTGAAGGTCAATATGGTGGTAGATAATGGCTAGTAAACAAAACTTAGAATATGTTTATAACTATCCTGCTTACTCTTTAGAAGGTGCTTTATTAGCACAATATGAATTTCAATTAGTAACAGAAGATGTTGTAAATCAATTAGTATCTTATCATAATGTAGAAAATCAGGAGGTAGCTGCATGGTTTCTAACGTAGGACAATGTAGAAATTGCGAACATGAATGCCATTGTGGTAATGGTGGTGTTTGTGTAAATTGTAAATGTGCAAACTGTGAACACAATGCACTAGATGAATTTCATAAAAATCTTAAAGATGGCTTTAAAGAAAGTGTTGAGTAATGGCTCATACCTACAAAAACTCAAAGGTAGATTTAACTAGTACTGATGCTACCGCTTTAATTACTGTAGCAGATGGTTCTACTATTATTATTAAATCTATTATAATATGCGAAGATAGTAACAATAATGATAGTATTTCATTAACAATAGTTAATGGTGATGCTACATTTCAATTTTTAAAAGATGCTTTTGTTGGAGCCAAATCTACTATACAAGGTATGGGTGGACATAATTCTACATTAGTATTAGGAGAATCTGATATACTTAAAGCTACTGCAACAACTGCAAACAGACTACACGTTATAACAAGTTATTTAGAAATTACATGACAACACCTGTATTTATACCTACTACAAATATCAAAGAAGTTTTTCCTATGTGTAAAGATTCTATTGATAAAGCACTAAAATATTCTGGTAATCATTTTAATGTTAATGATATTTATAAAGCCTTATTAGAAGGTGAAATGCAATTATGGATATTATGGAATGAAAACAAAAAACAAAACTTTCAAGGTTGTGGAGTTACTAAAATTTTAAAAAGATCAAACTCTAAAGCTCTTAATGTATTTATTGTTACAGGTCGTAATCGTAAACAATGGCAAGATAAAATGTCAGTTGTTGAAGATTATGGTAAACAATTAGGTTGTACACATATTGAAACATACGCAAGACCTGGTTGGTCTAAGCTACTTAAAAATCAAAACTATAAAATAACACACTATATATTAGAAAAGAAATTGGAGGAATAATCTATGTCATCTGGAGGAGGAAATACACAAGTAACTACTGAAAACCCATATGCACCATCAGAACCGTATTTAAAAGATATAATGTCTGAAGCGGAAAATATTTACGAAAGCGATGTAGGTAGAGAATACTATCCAGATTCAACTGTAGTACCATTTTCAGGTGATACACAAGCAGCTTTAGATTTACAAAGACGTCAATCATATGACATGATGAATCAATCTGGTTTATATAATACTGGTGCTAATACTGCTGCAGCAGCAGCTATGGGAACTATGGGTAATGCTTATGGTGGTCCTAATTTAGGTGCAGGTATGGGTAGTTCTTATACTGGTCGTATGGGTATTGGACTTGGAGATTCTTACACAGGTAGAACAGGATATGCTGGTGGACCAGCTTATAATGCATTACAGCCTGGAGCAGATTATTTAAGTGATGTTAGATCATCTATTGGTTCTGACGTAATGAATCAAATAGGTACTCAATTTGGTTCTATGGGAAGAACTGGAACTAGTCCAGGCGCACAACAAGCAGCCACTAGAGGATTTACACAATCTTATGCACCTATTGCACAAGCAGCATCTGAAGCAGAAAGACAAAGAGCTTTAGGTTCTTATGAAGCAGATCTTAATAGATACCAACAATCACAAATGACTGACATTGGTAGACAACAACAAGCTCGAGAAGGAGCTTTAGGTAGAACACAAACTTCAATGCAAGCTGATATTGCTAGGCAACAAGCAGCTAATGAATCTATGTTTGGTAGACAATATGGAGCTAGTCAAGCTGATATAGCAAGAGGACAAACTGCTAGAGAATCTGAATTTGGTAGAAGAATGACAGGCGCTAGTCAATTACCTGGTTTCCAAGATGCTATGGATAGTAGAAGGAATGCTGGTATAGCTGGACTAGGTGGCGTTGGTGGAGCTTATGAAGATTTAGCTGGAAGATATATGCAAGACTCTATTGCTAGATATGATTATCAACAACAATCTCCTGCTATGCGATTAGCTCAATATGCTGCAATGATTAACCCAGTAGCTGGTAGAGGTAGTTCACAATATCAAACTGGACCATCTGCTAATCCATTAATGTCAGGTTTGACAGGTGCTTATATGGGATCAAGAGCTTTTCCTGGTAATCCATATGCTGCAGTATTAGGTGGCTTAGGAGGACTATTAGGATAATTATATGGCACATACTCCACAACATAAACGCATAGGTACTTTTTCAAATACTTTACCTTTTCAAGCTTCAAAATTTACAAACACAGCTCCAACTCTAAAACAACAATTAGATCAAGCACAAGAAATAAACAAAGCAGTAAAAGAAGGAGGTGGTGGAATAAATGCTAATGCTTTAGGCGGTATGACTGCTCAAGAGTATGAAGATGCTTTGTTTCGAATGACAGATGAACAATTTAAAAGTTATAATAGAACAGATCAAGAACGTGGTATTACAACTAGAAAATCAACAGGTATATCAAGAACTCCAGGTGATTCAAAAACATCTCCTCCAACACAAACAGATATTAGTTCTTTAATAGGAACTACTGGTAATGAAGAAATATTTGGTTTAAGTGAAAATTTATCTGCTACATTAGATTCTGGATCTACAAAAGATGAAGGATTTTTTGGTAAATTAACTAACATAGCTAATCAGTTTAGTGAAAATATTGCCAAACCAGGTTTTATGGAAGCATTAGTAATGCATCAAACAGCATTAAAAGGTGGAGATTTTACTGAAGTATTGCTTGCTGGAGTTAAAGCTAGAAACGCAACTACTGATAGATTGTTTAAATCTGCTTATAATAATGCACAATATGATTATCTTAAAGCAAGAACAAACGCATTAAATAATCCTAAAGCTGCAGCTACTAAACAAGTAACAGGTGATGATGGTTTAAAATATACATTAGGAGCTGATGGTAGTTATACAAGAACATTTCCTGGTCAAGAAAAAAAAGTTACAGATAAAACAGATAAAGGTTTGTTTCCAAAAGATTACAGCTTATCTAATGTTAGTAAAGCTATTAATGATTATATAAAAGCTAATCATTTTCCTAATATATTAACTGAAGGTAATAGTAAATATGTTAATAGAGAAATACAATCAAAATTAAATGCAGCATCTACACAACTTGCAGAACAAGTTGCACCATTAATAGAAACAATGGGATTAAATGCAGCAATGAAAAGTGTTATAGATCCTTATGCAAAAGCAGGTGCATTTAAAAATTTACCTGCAACTGGTCAAGGTTATTTTGATGGACCAGCAGTTGATGCAAAATCTATTATTGATTTAGATGTTATACAATCTGGTATTGTATTACCTACAGATCCAAAAATGCAAGAAGCCTTTATAGCAAAACAAATGGAAGCCAATCCTACTTTAAGCAGAGAACAAGTTATAGAAGAAATTCAAAAAGCAATTAGATCTGGAAGATTAAAATGATATGGTTGAGTTTAAACTAGTACCACTTGAAGAAGTAGAATCAGAGCCTGTAGAGTTTAATTTAGTACCATTAGAAGAAACAAATAAATCAGAAGATAAAGAATTTAATTTAGTTCCTTTTAAAGAACCTGAAATAGAAGCTAGTGAAAAACCAGGATTCTTTAGTTCATTAAAAAATCCAAGAGAATTAACTAGCTATAATAGTTTGCCTGTTGCTTTTGCTCAATACCTTAATGAAAAAGGTTTTACTACTTTTGCTGGTACACCTTTTAAATTTGCAACTGGTGGTGGTAAAGATCCAAACATACCAGAAGAATATCAAGATTACTATTATCAAACTCAAAGCAAATCTAAGAATGCACAAGAATCTTTAGATTGGTTACAATCTAACCCAACTATTAAAGAAGGTAAACTGTATGATTATCATAAAGATATGTATGATAGATATGGTTATGCGTTAGAACCTGAAGAAGGATTTGATTTTGCTAAAGTAATTGAAACAGCTAAAAATAATTTTCCAGCATTTGGTGCTGAATTAGTTAATGCTGTAGTAGCTGATCCTTATTTAATGTCTCCTTGGATGTGGGGTGGTTGGGCTGCTAATGCAGGTAAAGCTACAGTTTTAGGAACTAAAGCAATGGCATATTCTCCTAAGATAACTCAAGGTAGTTTAATGGCTGTAGGTGCAATACCAACATTAACTGCATATAGTACTATACAACAACTATCAGAAACAGGTGAGCTTGATATAGATCGTATACAAGGTGAAGTAAAATTAGGTGGTATGTTTGCTTTTGGATTAGGAACAATAGGAGCTGGTACTTCAACTAGAAGTAGTAGAATTTTAGGATTAAATCACAATGATTTAGTTATTAGAAATAAACGTGCTATTGATAAACTTGCTGAAACAGGTGATCCATATGCACAAAGAGTTATTAAAGATTCTGCTGAAGGTGTAAAACCTTTTGAACAAAGTTTAAAATCTATACTAGATGATATTGAAGCTACTGATCTTGGTATTAATAATGTTAGAAATGTAGACATTGATGCTGCTACTACTAGATATAATAAAAGTCAATTTAAAAAACAAGTTAGTACTGTAAATGATTTTGTAGGTATTGAAAAAGAAATAGCTATATTAAAAAATAATCCTAAGTATAAATCAATATCTGAAAAGCAATTGTTTGAAAAAGGTAAATATGAATACAGTCAAAAATCTTTATATGCAGATAAAGTTAAACAAGCTATGTTTGATGAAATTATACCTGATGTTAAGACAGCATATAATGGTATGTTACTTAATGGTTTACAAAAACACTTTAAAATTAAATCTTTTATAAATAACAAAACTTTTTTAAGAGCATTAGAAACTGCTGGTACTGTAGGTATGATTTCAGGACTTGGTTATTATATAAAAAATCCTAAAGAAAATGCTTTCTTTGATGGGTTTGCTGTTGGTTTAGCTGGTGTAGGATTATGGAAAGCTGGTAGTTCTATTTATGCAAGACATAAAATGTTAAACCAAGGTAAGAAATTAACAAAGTATACACCTAGTGAATTAGAAATAAGACTTAAAGAAATTCATAAAGATTTACCAGAAGGTGTTAAGTTGGAAGATATTGGTTTAGTTAAAACACCAGAATTTTATTTAGATCCTAAAGTTAATAGAGCTGACATTAGAAGATTAGGTAGAGCTGAAGAAATACAATTAGCTAAAGGTGAAATTTTATCAGGCATGTTGTTAGAAAATTATAGAAACTTTGTACAAGTAGCTGCAATAGATTCTAATCGTATGAAAGAAATAATTGTAGCTAAAGTACCTAATATAAAACGTAGACAAGCAATAACTAAATACATACAAGAGGAAACTAAAGTTACTAAATTAACTAAAGAAGAAATAGCAGTATCTAAAGATGTGGTTAAAGTACTAGATGAAATGTTTAATGTTACTAAAGGTACTGAATTAACATTTAGAAGATTAGAAAATTACTTACCAAACTATTGGCGGTTTAAATCGTTTCAATCAGATAAAGACTTAAATCAAACCATAAGAGCATTAGTTTTAGAAACTTCTAAAAGAGATAATAGCATGTCTGGTAAAACTATATCAGAATTTAAAAAGTTTTTTCCATCTTATGAAGCTGGTATCAAAGCTGGTCTTGAACCTATTACTACTGATGTTGCTGATATTATGACTCGTTATATTAACTCTACTACTAGAGCATTAGCACAAAGACGTTTAGTTCAAATGATTAATACATATGAAATTCCAGGTCGATCTAATGGTATAGGTGGTAATTCTAAATTAATGTATAAGGAATTACCTAAAGACTTACCTTATCAACAAGATTATGCTCGAATGTATCATCCATCATTTCTTAAAGATAATATAGATGTAAGTAAATACACGCAAAAAGAATTACTTAATATGTCACCTTATGTATTAAAAGAAGCACAACCTATGTTAAGGATGTTATTTGATGCACGTACTGATGGTATAGCTATGAAAGCAATATCTAATATAAACTTTTTACAAAAAAGATTTAGTGTTGGTTATTCGTTCTTTCATGCAGAAACATTAATTAACAATATGATGTATGCAGGATTTAATCCTATAACATCTGTACAAACAGGACTATCTGCAACTGGTCTAGGTAGTTTATTAAAACATTTACCTGGTGGTAAAATGCTTGTACCTGAATGGGAAAGCACATCTGCTAGAGGTATGCTTAAAGCAGGTGGACATTATGATATGTTAAAAGCTGCAACAAAAGCTGGTGTTGAATTTTCATTTCCTGATGATATCGGAGCAAGTAGATTTTATAATACTATTGGTAATGTACAACAATACTTAGATAACAAAATACCATTTGTTGGTTATTTAGCTAAACAAGGTATTGAGTATGCTGTAGTAAAACCATTTCAATATATAGATAGAGTAACTTGGGATCGTGTATTTAATGTAGGAAAGCTATATGCCTTTCAAACTAATGCATTAAGACTTATGGAAAATCCAAAGTATCAAAGTGTAGGTCTTAAAGAAATACATAAACAAGCTGCTATAGCAACTAATGATATGTATGGTGGATTAAACTGGATGCAACTATATAAAGATACTGTTGATCCAATGTTAAAAGATTTTAAAGCTAATGCCTATTCACCTAAAGGTCGTAGGTATCAACAACTATTATTATTTGCTCCTGATTGGACTACTGCTAATGCAAGAGTTATTGGTAGAAGTTTCCCAGGATTAAATGGTGATAAAATGTCTAGATCATTATATCAAGCATATGCATTAAGAGCATCTGTAATACTAGCAGTTGGTGGTAGTGCTTTAAATTATGCCTTTACTGGCAAAATGTTGTGGGAAAATGATGACCCAACTAGAATTGATTTAGGTAATGGACAAAGTTTAACTTTATCAAAACAATTTTTTGAACCATTTCATTGGGCTGTAAGTCCAGTAGGTACTTTAATTAGTAAACAAGGTTCATTTATAAAAATGGCTGAATCAATGTTCTTTAACAAACAATACTTAAACTCTCCGTGGCCAAGTCCTATAAGTAAAGCAGATCGTATTTCATTAGAACGAGTACGTGATTATGCTGGATTTGCAACTATGAGTATGGTACCATTTGGTTTAAGAAAAATAGTAGAAGCAATAGCTGACGGAGATAAAATTACCGTACAGGATGCAGCAGGATTTCTATTAAGTAATGTAGGACATCCAATGTATAATAACCCAAACAAACCCAAATACCCTGGCTATATAAAAGTTAGGGATAAAATATTTAATTAATAGGAGAATAAAACAATGGCTGGAACAGGCGTAGGTAAATTTAGTTCAACAGCGAGTAACAACACAAGTAACTTGACTGTAAACTTTGCAGAAAACATGGCACCAAGTAATGTCAATAATGCTGCAAGAGAACTTATGG